GTATTTATATAAGTCAGCGATTCGTTCCACGAGGATGATCGACAGCATTACCAGCAGCCTGATCAATAATGTGGATGGAGTGGAAACGGCTGCCGGATTTCAGAATGATACAAATGAATACGATGATGAGAAGCGGCCGCCTCATAGTATTGAGATAGTAGTTGACGGTGGTGATGAAACAGAGATTGCAACTATTATATTTGACAAGAAAGCCGCCGGCATCCAGACGGTTGGTAATGTGGTTACCCAAATAGACACAGAATACGGAGATACGGTGGAAGTTCGGTTCAACCGGCCAATCCCCATCTATGTCTACTTGAACATTGCTATCGAGGGTAAATTAAGCAGTATGCAGAGTAATTACGTTTCACTTGTTAAGAAATCGGTTATGAATGATGTGGCTGATTTGGCGGCCGGAGATAATCTATTGTCTCAAAACTTACTGAAAGGGATATATGAGTCAGTGAGCGGAATTAATTATGTGAACATATCAATTGCAATTACCTATGATACAGAAAAACCACTAAGCGAAAAAGACTATTATTACAGTAATGTGATTGTTTCGTCAAGGGAAAAGGTTTATCTTGATGAAAGTCGAATTGAGGTGCAGGCCTATGAAGCGAAGTGATTGGCTCTCTGATTTGCCGCAGCAGTTTCAAGGGAAGAAAAACATAGAAATACTCATACAGGCCATCTCCAGGCAGTTAAATGAGCTGGAAGATGTATATGGTGAACTGGAAGAAAAAACGACCTTAGATCACGCAGAGGAAGCCAACCTGGATATGATTGGTACGATTGCCTGCTTGAACCGCTCGGAAGCATACCAGATCATCAATGCCACACGGGATCAGGAGATTGTTGATGATTTGTACCGATCTATACTACGATATCAGATCCTTAAAAATACTGGAGATTGCACGTATAGTGACATGCAGGAATCCCTGCATTTGCTTTGGGATACTGATTTGCTTAGATACGTTGAGGATCCAGATTACCCTGCTATGATATTCCTGAAAATGCCGATGCTTGATATTGATGAAATAGACCCCATGATTGGTAAGGTTTTAATAGTGCAACCGGCCGGTGTTGGGGTTTTGTTTACTGTAGGCTATTACTTTAAGGTTATCATATCTGGCTTGGAAAAAGTCAAGGTAAACGGCATCTGTATGAAGTCTAATTTCCCCTGGTGGAATTTCCGGACGTTTGATGGAACATGGAACTGGGACGGAACTTATCTCCTGAATTCCACCCGGGCAAACATGAGGATGAGAATGGAGGTTGGCCCATTTGTATGCAGCAATAAAGAAACTATAACGATGGAGGAATGATATGCAAGCAGTAGTATTGAAAGTAGCACGATCCAAGATGTTAAGGGCCAGAGCTGGTGAGAGAAGTCTGCCGGCCATTGCTGGTTTTGCATTTGGTATTGGTGGAGTAGATGTAAAGGGGGGAGTACTCCCTCCGGATGAAAATAGCACCGGCTTAAATTCCGAGGTCTATAGAAAGCCTTATAGCAGTTATGAGTACGTGACAGATGATACGAGGGATTTGTATCCCACTACCTGCCGGTATACATGCGTGTTGGGAGAGTCGGAACTTGGCGGTACCAAAATAAGTGAAATAGGTTTGTATGATACGGATGGAGACATTATTGCTATTAAGACATTTTCTGAAAAAGGCAAAGATGATGATGTTGAAATGTCTTTTGTTATTGACGACGCTTTTTAAGGAGGTGAGGAACGATGGGTAATATAATAGTTGATCCATCTGCCAATATTAATCTGACGATGGAAGAGATCACAACAAATACTGCAGCTCATGCAGATTCGCTCACTCCGAAATTTAAGCAATTGCTTGAAAATGACAGCGCGATAGTCAAAAGCCTGCTCAATTATATCCTGACATCGGAAAAGGGTATTGCGGGTGGTGTTGCGACATTAGGTGCCGATGGGAAGTTATTGCAATCTCAAAGACCACCAGATATTGTTATACCGAGTGCTTCTCTCATGCAATCAGGTATTGTACAATTGAGCAGTTCTCTGACTGATACGAGTGAAAACAAGGCAGCTACACCAAAAGCAATTTCTGACATGAAGAAACATGCCGATGATCAGCTTGCTTTGAAAGCACCGCTTACCAGTCCGGCCTTTTCCGGAATACCGACGGTACCAACGGCAGCATCCGGGGCCAATAATACACAGGCAGCCAATACCGCTTTTGTGCAAAATGAAATAGCGTCAAAAGCACCGCTTGCCAGTCCAGTCCTCACCGGCATTCCGATAGCACCAACGCCAATTACAGCTACAGATAGTACGCAGATAGCAACAACGGCATTTGTGAAAACCAACCTGAAATCCAAGGCAGATATCGCCAGTCCAGCTCTAACTGGTACACCAACAGCACCAACAGCCAGCACGGGATCAAAGAGTACTCAAATAGCAACAACTGCTTTTGTGCAGTCAGCATTGGATAATTACAACAGAGCCGGTTGTAAAGCTGCCATGTCATCAGCACAAAGCGGGGGAAATATATATTTTCAGTGTGGTTCGCTTTCGCAGAATGTCGGTTCCTATTTTGAAGTGGAATCCATTGATATATGGGGATATGCACTAAAAGCAAAGAAAGATATGTATTTTATGGCACATGTGAATTTTGTTTATAGTGCATCTTCTGCCGGTAGGAAGAGATGCGGTATATTAAAAATCTATTCTTCCACTGCGTACCTTGATCTTGGTGAGAGCTATAATTACTCAATAGGGGGAACGGCTTCTACGGCTTGTACAGTATATGGACAGATAGCAGCAGGGCAACATATTGTTGCATATGCACAGGGATCATCAAGTGATATCGTAAGTACTACCGGAACATATTTGTTCGTAAATGAATTATAGGAGGTTTGATATGTGTATATTATGGGTGAATCAATTATAGCTGCCGCCAGTGTTATCTTAGCACTGGCGGCGATTTTTACAATATTTTTTGCCGGACATCGCTGTTACTTAAGGCAGAACCAGCAAGATAAAGAAATTAGGCAACCCGCCGCTTATGCGGCATAATTTGCATTTTATAAAGAAAGAAGAGGACGAAGCTATGGACGAGAATAACAAGAAATTACACAGGGATTGTGACCCGCACGATGCGACGGACTGCGACATCAACGAACATGACGGATTGGAACCCGGAATGGATGATTGCGGTCATCGTGCGGAAACGGGACCCGGCGTAGGACCCCAGAAGGCGGTTGAGCGGCGGCCATTCTGCGGGCCGGATCCGACCGCGCCGAGCAGCATTAACGGTGATCAACATCCAAACCAAGGGCCGGGAGCGAGAAAATAAGACTTAAGGAGATGACAACATAATGCCGACAGAAATTATGGTATCACTAATTGGCCTGGCCGGTAGTGCAATAGGTACTTTTGCTGGCATTCTAGCCAGCGCGAAGCTGACTACATACCGGCTGGCGCAGCTTGAAAAGAAGGTAGACAAACACAATACGGTTATTGAGCGTACCTTTATATTAGAAGAACAAATGAAGGTTGCAAATCACCGGATTGGTGATTTGGAAGAAAATGAGAAAGCGAGGAATTAATTATGGATTTAAGTTTTTTGAGTAATTTTATGGTACCGGTAATCGTGGGGATCTGCCTGTGCGCGGGTTATATCGCCAAGCACTGGATTAAGGATATGGACAATAAGTATATCCCCACCCTGTGCGCCGTTCTGGGGGTGCTATTGGCCATTTGGATCAGCGGGTGGAACATTTCCCCGGAAGGGCTGTTGCAAGGCTTATTCAGTGGCCTGGCATCCACGGGGTTACATCAGGCATTTGCGCAGCTGCTGAAAAAGGAATAGTTGCGACGTCGCAACATTGACCGGGGTGGGGAAAATCTCTGCCCCTTTTAGATTGGAGGGGAATATGAAATATAGAACGAAACCGGTAATAATTGATGCGTTCAATTGGACTGGAGGGCCGGATCAGGAAGAAGATCCGGAATGGATTGTTGATGCCATCAAAGAAGGAAATGCATGGTTTAAGAACGCAGGATCGCCCAGCGTTAAATTTTATATTAAAACATTAGAAGGGACGATGGAAGCCGCTGTTGGTGATTATATTATACAAGGCGCACAAGGTGAAATTTACACTTGCAAACCAGAAATTTTTAGGGCAACCTATGAACTTGTGTGAAAAATGAAAGGGGATTTTATATGAAAACGAAAGCGGAATTAGTAGCCTGGTGTGAAAGCAAGCTGGGCACTCCATATGTTTACGGTGCAAAAGGAGCGGTGCTTACGCAAACACAGATCAATACCTGGGCAGCCTTATATCCGTCTACGTTTACGGCTGCGTACATTGCAAAAGCAAAAACATTCATTGGGCAGGCTTGCACCGACTGCTCCGGTTTGATCAGTTGGCTTACTGGCACACTCCGGGGCAGCTTTAACTATAAGGATACGGCTTCCCAGACGGTGGTGATTGGTAAGCTGGACGAAAGTATGATTGGCTGGGCGGTGTGGAAGTCCGGTCATATCGGCGTGTACATCGGCAATGGCTATTGCATCGAAGCCAAGGGTATTAATTATGGAACTATTAAGTCTAAGGTTTCGGACACGGCATGGACGCACGTACTGAAACTATGTGACATTGATTATACGGATAGCAGCAACGTATCAAGCACATATGAGATCGCTACCGGCGCAGCTGGCCTGATCATAACTGCGTCATCGCTGTATGTCCGGGATTACCCTAAGACAGGAGATGTCTTGGA